TGTGATTTCGTAGCGTCCATCGGCACTCTTGCGACGCTCAACCATATGACCTGTGGCGCCGGAGGAATAACCGAGTTTGCCAGACTTCGCGAGGTCGGCAATCATTTTCTGGTATTCGTCAGCCATCTGAATCTGAGCTTCGTACCATAGGCCTTTGTCGTCCATGGTGATGTAGCCACTGCCGATGCTGGACTTCCCGATGGTTTTGTCCTGGCCATGATGATAGTACAAGTTCATCCGCACACGATCACCGGACTTCATCGGTCGTCCGAAATCAGTGCTCGCAGTGAAGTAGTCGCCCTCGAGGTCAGCGCCACCGAAGCGCACCAGATAACCACGAACACGGCCCTTGTCATCGGCCTTGATTGCATCACCAAAGGACACCAGAGTCTGCATCATAAATCCTTCACTGGTACGACCACAGCCTGTGGTCCCCACTGTTCATTCGGTACTACTTTACCGAATGCGCTGAGAGGTGTACCTGTCTCATACAAACGATATCGCGAAGGTCCTAAGACCTGCCGACGCTCCGCCTCGCTCAACATACGAAACTGTTCCTCTTTGTCTGGCATCTCTTCAGGTTCATCGAATGTTCCTGGTGGAAGCCCTGCAAGTTCAGCATACGTCGGCGTGATCGGAATCACCGTACATCTACAGTTTGGATGCGAAGGTACAACATCTGCAACTGGATTCGGGTCACCGTGGAGCGACCAGCATACAGGACAGACATTCACATCCCCCGCTGAGATGCGACGCCAGCCACGCACGATGGACAGATTCGCCTCGAACGTCTGGCGCTGTGCTTCTCGGTTTGCACGAATCATCTCTGTTCGTGCGATGGTAGCAGCTCGTGATGGTGCAAGCGTTTCGTATGTCCGCGCCATGCGTCGTGCGACCTGGAGAGGATTGAGACCTTGTGCAATGCCGATGGTGACATGGTCAGCCGAGAAAGGTCCGATGGCATCAAACAGCAGGCCGAGTGGTGAACCATCAGCCGCGAAGCCGACCACGTTCGTGATTGCTTCCACAGGGAGCCTGTTCCACATCAGATCGGCAGTGAGCGAGACCGAATCAGGGATACCGGCAACCGCTCGGACAAGGTCCTCCTGAATGTCGAGCGACAGCTGTATTGCGCGACGTTGTCCGCCTGTCGCGATGTCGGTCGCTTGTGGCGCCCAGCGCGTGACCTGTTCAGCCATCTGAGCATTGAGTGCCTCGAGGCGGAGCATGTACTCACTGAGGCCACTGATGTCCTCACCTGCTGCCTGTGCATTCTCGATGGCGGTTGTCACCGCTTCGAGGCGCTGGAGGTTGTCAGCCTGGAGAACACCATATGTTCGGCGCATCTCCGCAAGAGCGACATTCTCTCGATATCGGAGTTTATTCCGATACGACTCATTGACTTGATAGATATCAGGCATCGGCGTCTGTCAGCTCGTAACCATAGTACGGATGATAACTTTTCCCGTTCTCCTTCGGCGCCATGCGCTTGAGAATCTCTTTACGCGCAGCTGTAGCCCATCGATATCCAGCATCGCCACCCCATGCAGCCCATGCCACACGACCAGCGGACGGATAACCTTCCTCACCTGGTCGGAAACCTTCGGCCTGCTTGTCTACTTCGTGACGTCGAAAGAATGAATACATCCGAAGGACAGTCGACTCGCTGAGTTTCTCGCCACTGATGATCTGGTTTGCTCTCGCCCATGCGACAGCGGTTCCACCATCGCGACCAGCATCACGCCACTCGATGGCGCGTTGTGCTTCCTCCTTCATCTCTTTGGAAGGAAAGAACTTCAGTCCTGGCTCAGATGCGTCATCGAATGCTTTGGTCTCTTCCTGGCGTACCGTGACAGGTAGCAGGCCGAGATGCTGGATAGGATTCAGACCGACAGCCTGAAGTGCCGCCTCTGGCTCAAAGCCAGCACGAATCAAAGCACCAGCAGCGCCAACCAACTTGGCAGTCTCATCGGCAGTTCGAGCTGTCGATACTGGCGCAGCATCAGGAACCAGAAGCTCCTGATCGCCGATCTGCACAGGAACAGCAGTCGGATGATAATAACCTTCGTCGTCATCCGAAGGCGCCACGCCTGCCACACGCTTCGCGGTTGCGAGGTCAACGATGCCAGCCTTATACAATCGCTCAGCGCGTTCAGCGTCCTCGTTTAGGTCAGCCTGAAGCGCCGGCACATTAGTCACGTCGAACTCGAGATAATCTCCAGGCTGAGTCTCCTCATAGTCTGGGAGGAGAGCGATGGTCAAAGCTTCGGCCATCTGACGCATCAGCGGAATCATTCCGTCGGTCCATGCCGAACGTGTGGCCTGCTCGAGGTTGCTGTATGTGGCTCTCTCGAGACCACTGCCGAGTTGAAGGACCAAAGGATTGAGACCGATGGCAGCACAGACGCGTTCCTCCGGTTTGCGTCTGATTTCGTCGAACGCCATCTCGGATGGTTTGTGGCTGACCTTCTCGACCTTGAATGGGCCAGTCATTACCAGGACAGAACCAGCACTGTCACCAGTGAAATCCTGTTGTAGTTTCGCCTTCGTCTGACGTGCATCGTCTTCGCTTAGGTCTTCGACACCGCCCTTGTAGTCTGGTCCAACCATCATCGATGGCATGCCACCGTGACGCACCATTCCAAATGCGGCACTTGCAGCAACGTTGTCTGTCGCAATCTCGCGAAGAACAGATGTCACAGGAGAGCGACCAAATCGCGAATCTTGTGGATCCCGACCGTATCGGATGTGGATCATGTCCTCGAGCGCGACGTTATAGGACGTGCCATCGACCGTGTACTGGTAATACAGCAGAGGATTCACCTTATTGCCAACTGGACGCACCATGTCAGCCGCAAGGTATTGCAGACCAACGACACGACCAGACACGCGGACTTTGCGGAAGTAAGCATTCCCCAGCAGTTGATAGTCAGGGATAATCCACGACCATACCAATGAAGGCGGGACATTCGGCGTCGGTTGTGAGAGCAGCTGTATGACCGGGTGGTCTGACACATTCTCGACCTGTCCATCAGGCATCGGACGCCGAACGACAGGAACACCCTGCGACCAGTTGCGGATGTACCAGTCCATGCCGATGGCCACAATGCTATTGAGCATCAGGTCGCCAGCCTGGTTGCGCCAGTTGTAGTTTGAGCCTGGAAGGTTACGAGTCAGGAGGCTCCAGAAATCACCGTTACCTGTGCCAGTGAAGTAGGACGTCTGTCGCTGAATCAGCGGAGGCGGAAGCAGTGCAGATGGCGAGGCCGTTGCTTTTCCGAGAAAGCGGTCAAAGAGTCCCATAATCCTATTGTGTTCCTATCATCGGTTACAATGCACCCCATCCACCGCCACGACCGACCAGCTCGTCGTACGCATCAGTCAAAGCATCGACGATGTCGTCATTCTTCCCCAGAGGAAATACGCGAAGCTCATCGAGCAGTTGCTTGTTCCACGCAGCTGTGACCATGTACACGTTTCCACCAGCGACCTGCGATGCAAACGGTTCCGCTCGCGTATCCTTCGCACCAGTCACTGGCTTGATGCTGACAGAACTTCCATGCAGGAGCCGAAGCATGTGCATCGCTTGACTCTTGCCAGCCTGCCCCGGGTCCTGTGGCAGTCTCACTCTCACTGATCTGCCATCAAGTGCAGCTGTCTGCTGTATAAGTTTATCCCGCTGGTCAGTGTCAAACTGTCCACGCACGACATCAAGAATCCAGATACGACCATCAGTATCACGGCCCATCTTTACGCCGACGGTGTAGTCTCCACTCCCCGCTGTGGCTGCGAGGTCCCAGGCGCGAGACATCTTCTGGATGTTCGGTGTCGCCTGCTCGATGACCAAACGTTCGGTCTTGAAGAAACTTCCCTCGCGAGGTGTCGGATGTTGCTGGTACAAAGCGCTCCAGCCATAGTCACCGCTGTTCGCGACCATGACCTCCTTGATGCGTCCGAGTTCCTTCACGTCATATCGTTCTGGCCACAAAGCTTCGCCAGGCATTCGCCCGATCTGGTCAGACTCCTCGGCAATGGCTGGAAGGTTTAGGACTGTCCATCGATGAGGTTCCGATGAGATTGCGCGAGCGGTGATGTCGTCGTGGTGCCATCTGGTCGAGACAATGATGAGAGCGCCCTTCGGCTCAAGTCGCGTGTAAAGGTCATCGGTGTACCAGTCCCATGCTTTGTCACGGAACAGTGCTGATTCGGCATCCTCACGACTCCTGATCGGGTCATCGATAATGATGCGCCTGAAGCCCACACCAGTCGGAGGAGAACCAACACCACGCGCCATAAAGGTTCCACCTTCAGGCATTGACCATTCGTCCTGTGCTGCGTTGTCCTTCGAGAGCTTTGTCCTGGACGAAACAATCTGTCGTGACTTTCGACTAAAGCGCCTCGCGATGCGTTCGTTGTAAGCAGTGACCAGAACGTTCGCGCCCGGGTCCCGCTCAATGCAATAGGCACCGTAGCGAACAGTGACAGTCTCGGTCTTCCCGTGACGTGGTGGCATGTGAATCGCGAGTCGGTCAATCTCGCCACGTTCGACTGCGTCCAGGTGCGAAGCGATGGCGAT